ACCCTCGCGCCCCCCGCACAAGTATTGCTCGAATATCCGCGTTCCATATTCACCGAAGGTACAATCTTAACGCAGATGTTCGAGAGATTTGGTGCCGAACCATTCTATAACCATTCTATAACCAATCTATAACCATTCTATAACCAATCTATAACCATTCTATAACCAATCTATAATCTCTCAACATAACAATTACAAACCATCATAACATCCACCAAATCTCTCGAACTCATACCTTTCAATCCGCTAACGCCGAGAGAATTCAAGCACAAAAACAACACCCCCGCGCCCCACGCACCAAACTCTCTCGTAATACGGCGTTCCATTCTTGCCAACGGCCGAATCTTAACGCAACATGTTCGAGAGATTGGGCGCCGGATGTTTTACGGTTAAACTATATACAATATAATCTCTCGGATGTATAACTTTGAATCTATTATATCCGAGAGATTATGTCAGGAATCCCACAATTAGTTTATTCTTCTTCTCAAACAAGTGAACAAACGATTTCATCTCAACCGGCTGATACCTCTATCTATTTCCACAGAGACTATATTCCGGAAGGCCAGCGCGTCGTTGTTACAGGTTCATTATATGAACCGCTGATATTGCCACTTGTAGAGAATATGTTTGATAAACCGATGTATTACAATGTAACGCAATTAGAAACAAACGACACCTTTATTGTGAAGGTGAAATCACATGCGACTGGCGGAACAGAAATCCTCGTGAGCGGTAGCAAACTTTCATTACCAGATGAATGTGTCAAAATAAACATCTACAACATATACGCGAGCGATACAGAGAGACTTGTTGAAGCGGTCTTTATCGTGGATTATAAAGAGAGAAGATGTAATAATGAGAATTACATTACAGACGCAGTTATGCTCGCACGGGTTGCTATCAGTTTCGCGTATGCTTATTTCAAAATTGACATCTTTACACTTCGAGACCATAGTGAATTCCATTGCAAAACCAGCCACCATAATTATAGGTTTCACCTCGCAGGTCGAGAACTGTTACAACACGGGAAAACGTGGTATCATCGTCATTTGAATGCGTGTATTTTATACCCATGGATATTACGCAAGATTACAGAATACATTGAATTCGTAGGCACGAAACCTCCTTGGAGCCTTCTCGAACCCATGCTCGCGCAAACAAATAACGCCGAGATATTGAAACCCATTTGGGATAAATCCGCGAGTTATAAAGATTTCGTATTGACATTATTGGATGAAAATGAGAGATTATCAAATGTAGACGATGATACGAAACAAAACTGTCATATACTACATCCATGGTTCAACAACATTTCATCTCAATACTTACAAAACCTTGCGGTGACGGACAACTTCATCTTGAGAGAATCCTTCCCATTTGTTGAAGGATTGAAAGTGGAAATTTTACCAAAAGATGATTACGCATCGATCCAGACATTACAGATTGGAGAGGCAAATTGTGGGCGCGTCGGATGGAATAGTGATGGGCATTGGTTTACCGAGAGAATCCGGTAAAATGAAAATACACACCCTCGGCGTCAACGGCACTCAATTTACTCGCCATATTTCTTCCCCAGCGAAGCAGGGGAATTGATCTGGTTCGGCTAATGCCGAACGATGCGAGCGAAGCGTCGCAGCGAAGCGTCAATCAGTCGTATTTTACTGTTATATCACGAGAGATTCGGTGCCGAACTAACCAACAACATAATATCTCAACACATCAATTACAACCCATTATAACAACCACCAAATCTCTCGACATCTTAACTTTCAATCTATACATTCTGAGAGATTTCATCTCTACTATTCTATATAGAAGTACGCGCATAATACACAAATGAATCTCAAAACCGGCGACCTCATCCTATGCGACGACCTCGAATACAAAGACTGGGGGCTCTTGAGCTGGTTCATCAAATTCTTTACAAAAAGCGACTTTTCTCACATCGCGATGATTGTAAAAGACCCCGACTTCACCAACCCGCCGATGAAAGGAACGTACATTTGGATGTCCGGCACATCGAACGTCCCTGACCCAGAAGACAATACGATGAAATTCGGCGTCCAATTCGTCCCCTACGACGAATACGTGAGTACATACGGCGGCAAATTATACCTTCGTAAACTACATTCCGAGAGATATTATGAACTCTTCACAACAGAGAACTTGAAGAAAATACACGATGTCGTATATGATAAACCATATGACATCGTAATCACGGATTGGATTGAAGCCTACTGTAAGAAAGACCCACACCCCCAAAAAACAAACCGGTTCGTATGTAGCGCCTTTATCGGTTATGTTTATACACAACTCACACTTCTACCAGAAGATACGGACTGGAGCATCCTATACCCCAACTACTTCTCTAGCGAAAACCCCGCGTTGCGCCTACTACATGATTCAAATCTCTCGAGAGAAGAACTTATCCATGTGTAATCATTCGTCGTCCTATGGAAAAATAATATAAAGCACGCTAGATGGTATCATACAAATGTCCTGTGAAATTTCTGTTGTATGCAGTTGCCGAAATGATAACTATGGTGAGAATTTATTAGACCGTGTGTGTTATTTTGTGAGGTCTCTTGACCGGTTTTCCGTTCCAATTGAAATTATTATTGTTGAATGGAACCCGTTAGAGGGTTATGCACCTCTCGCAGATATTCTTTCAAAATGGAATGATTTGGTGCCATTTCACCACCCAATACGCGTCATAACGGTTAGTAAAGAAAACCACGAGAGATTTATTAGCAAGTTTTCTTATACAGATGGATATAAATCATTTCAGGAATACCCTTCCAAAAATATCGGAATACGACATGCGAGGGGCAAATACATCATTCAAACCAATCCAGATATTTTTTATCCACTTTCCACTATTCGATCAATAGAGAACCTTATAAAGACTACAGATATACAAAACGTAATCTCTTGCGCTAATCCGCGCGGCAAACGTGTTGATGCGTTGGAAATTCACAATTTCCCATCAATTATGAATCTAAGCAGTAAAGACGAAGTGCTCGCCAACCTTATAAATATGGAAAATGTATTATTGGAGTTACGCAACTTGAAAAGAATTTCCATGGATGCTCTGGGGGATTTCATGCTTTTCAAGAAAGAGCACGCACTAAAGACAAAATCATTTAAGGAATGCCCAATCGCGCTTCATCACCATGAACAACCATTTGTGAATGAATTTGAAAAGCACGGATGGCCTGAAAATATTGTAGGTGGTATTACAATATATCATTTCGACCATTCAAGAGTATCTTATGAAAAGATCGATGAATGTAATAAAGCCAATCCCCCTAATGTAACGTCTGAATTTTTACGCTCTCTCGTAAATGACGATACTTGGGGATGTGCCGATTTGGTGTTGTCCGAGCGTGAAATACACACGCACCCGTAATAACTTATCCACACGAAATAATAATATAAAAACATTCATATCGATGTTATTATATTATTATGTTCAACTACACATTCCCACCTACATGTACGCACGTGAAGCTTGATATCGGTCTCTCATATAACGCGCCTCAAGCGCAAACATGGTTGTCGCATGAAGATAGCGGGCTGATGGTATTCGGGTTTGAGCCCAACCCTGAAAGTGTTGCGCGTATTATGAGTAAAGATAACAAGAACCAGCCCGGCCACGCCAACTGTCTCGAACACAAATATATCGACGAGGGGCGTTTCGTCATTCAACCGTGCGCTTTAAGCTCCGTGGAAGAACCGACGACCATGAAGTTTTATGTCAGCAGTAATGATTGTGGCACATCAAGTCTATTCCCAAATGATGAAACCCAACTTGGTAAAATCAAAGAAGTCGTCGATGTTCCGGTTTATTCTCTCAAAATGTTCTTCGACGGGTTTCCATGGGACAGGTTTGAATACATTGACTACGTAAAAATCGACGCACAAGGTTCCGATTTGAATATACTAAAGAGCGCTGGATCGTATCTCCGCGATCGCGTTGTATATGTAACCGCCGAAGGCGACGGGAATCAATATATCGGCGCTCATGAATGTAACACGCAAAACATCATTGATTATATGAAATCTCAGGACTTTGTTCATATTCGTCACCCAAGAACATCCGACCCAACATTCGTCAATAATAAATATTTAAAGATATCATCGTCGATTTACATAGAACAACTCTAATGTATTGTACAACCGGACGACGTGCCGACGGGTTCGGCGCACATTTTCAGAACATCCTTGTCGATATTCTTTATACGTATAACACTACAACTGACCATCGGTATGTTTTTCCGAATATCGCCAGTTTCGAACACAATTACGCCAATGAGCCCGATTTTGCCGACCGTTTGGTGCGTTATATGAACCTCCGTGAGCATTTTTCCATGAAGTCCGACTCAGCAGACACTTCGGCGAATATTCATCATTACTCCGTTAGTAATTATACCTATGTCGAAAATAACCTTACTCAATTATTGGCTAGCCCGACGATGGATTTAATAAAGTCGCTGTTTTATGCCGACAAGACAACGCCATATGATACCGCGTACTATAACGTTGCGGTTCATGTTCGTCGTCATAATAAAGAAGATAACCGCATCGATGGAACGAATACACCGGACGAATATTATTTGAACGTTATGAAGCATATTCGGGCAAATCATCGCAATGCTGAAAAGCCGCTTCGGTTTCATATTTATTCGCAGTGCGCTGACTCGGAGGGGGCTGAAGCAGCATTTAAAGAAAAGTTCATGAATACAGACACCGAATTTCACCTGAACGGTGATGTGATACCCACGTTCCACGGGATGGTATTCGGTGATGCGCTAGTAACGTCGGCGTCATCCTACAGTTATTGTGCCGCCTTTTTATGTAAGGGGGTTGTTTATTATAAACGGTTCTGGCATAAACCTTCTAATAATTGGATTGTTGGCGATTATCTGTCATCGTGATGACGTCCCTTTTTCTGCGGTGGTTCCGAGCTTGGTTGCTGCTCTTCGAGAGATTTCATCTCATTATATCATACATGGATAGATTTATGTATGTTATGGTTTCACTATCACCACCTCCTTCGCCACCAATTTAATCACCTTGGCGATATTCTTGTCATCACCATCCAGAACCGCGCGCGACATATTGAAATACTGTGTATTCTCATTCGTTGAACTGTTCTCGCATCTAGGGTTCTGTTTTGCCCATTCATTTACTAGGACAATATTCTTATGTTCTACAACCCTGACAGCATTCGTAATCTTGGTATTCACCGCGTCGTCGCGTTCCCACTTGTCGGCGTCCTTCACATAAAGCGTCTCTCGGTGCGCGTCACTACAATGGATCGGCCGCTTACATACATCCGTGTTTTTCAAACTGTCGATGAAGAGTTTCGACATTCCTTGGACGTAACCCATGCGCCCAAATTCATCCAAGTCGCTTATTTTCAAATTAATCGAACTCGCAAAATCGGTGATATTCATCGCGTCTTTACATTGTTCATTCAGGAAAAACTGGAGATTGAATGTATTATTATTCGTATTATTACTGTTGATTGTGCCTGTATAATTGTTGCTGTTGGTGTTGGTGTAGTTGACGGGGAGTGCTGCCGCCGCCACCGCCGCCGCTGCCGCAGTAGCCGCCGCAGTAGCCGCCGCACTAACCGCGAGAGATTGCTGATTACACATCATTTCTATGATTTTATTCTGAAACTCTTGGTTGTTCTTCAACATATCTATCATCAATCCTTTCATATCCTGCTCGGTAGTGGCGGTGGCAGCGGCAGCGGCAGCGGCAGCGGCAGCGGCAGCGGATGACTCGAGACTCGCATCACATGTTTTCCGATGCTTCCATAATCCGCTCTTGCTGTGATACTTATGGCCGCATCTCTCGCAGCTTTTATAAATCTGCTTGTCAAATATGAAAGCATGTTCTCCTGTAGGGTAATCTTTGGGTAAATCGGGTAAAATAGCATTGGTATGGTCTTGGGTAAAAGGTTCGCTGGCGGGTAAAATGAGACCATCGGCGGTTCGCTTGGCGTGCTTCACGGACGATGTGTGCCGAACGTAGTCCTTTTTGTTATCAGTTATGAACTGGCATATATCGCAACGAAACGGGTAATTGAGACCATGGTTCGCTGAGGTTCGCATCGGGTTTCCTAAAGTAGCCCTCGAAAAAAAGGCGGCGCGTTGAACGCGGGGTTGTTAAAATAGTTTCAGTAAGGAATATTTCGGGTATAATATACAAATGAGAGCATTATGCTCTAAATCCTATTTTCATGTTTTTTCTGTTTTTAAACCTACTCGTTTGGAAAAAAAGGACAAAAAATTTTTGTCCAAAATCCGATTTGGGCTCTAGGTTTTGAAACAAAAAATCAAACACCCTCTGTCATTCATAGGTATTCATTCACATAAAATGTCATTCATTGGGATGACCCATCCGTCCATCAACAGAATAACTTGATTATCTCAACCAATTCAGTATTTTCTTCATGTTCTATCCGGTCAATACATTCATCCATCGTTTCTTTCAGCTTCGTGAGTTTATCTTCTATATCCACCTTACTCACATTATTGTCTGGGTTAAAGCGTATGAATATCCACTTTCCGCTATGAATCATATAAACGTCATCATATCGTATTTCTTCGTCTTTGGCATCATATCCGCGATGACCAAACTCATCCGTTTCAATAGCAAGTATTGTGTTTCCGAATAGCTTACGGTGGTCTATACGGCGTCTATGAGAACAGTCGCAATTACCAGTGTACATAGGAACGTTATGAATAAAACCATCAAAATGTTCGTTGATGAAATTTCTAACCATCAATTCTTTTGACATATGATGTGTTTTTATGCTTCGAGGATCATCTGCGAACAAGTGTTTGAAGCAAGTAGCACAATAACCATCGTATAGAGATGAACCACACCTTGAATCAATCCAAACAATACAGTTGGGACATCGCGTACCGCCACCGTGTGCTTTACATTTATCGGTTGCGCCTGCGGCACTTGATTGACAACCAGGTTCAATACATCGCTTACCGCCACCGTGCGCTACACATTTATCGCTTGCGCCTTTAGCACTTACTTGGCAACCGTGTTCAATACATCGCTTACCGCCACCGTGTGCTATACATTTATCGGTTGCGCCTTTAGCACTTGATTGACAACCTGGTTCAATACATCGCTTACCACCACCGTGTGCTTTACATTTATCGGTTTTGCCTGCGGCACTTACTTGGCAACCGAGTTCAATACATCGCTTACCGCCACCGTGTGCTATACATTTATCGGTTTTGCCTATGGCGCTCGCTTGGCAACCGGGTTCAATACATCGCTTACCGCCACCGTGTGCTATACATTTATCGGTTTTGCCTGCGGCACTCGCTTGGCAACCAGGTTCAATACATCGCTTACCTCCGCCATGAGCGATGCATCTCTCGGTATTGCCAGCCGCACCGGTTTTACAACTGGGTTCGATACAAGGTTTTCGTGGCATTATTATATATAATGTAAAATTATTACATATATGCATCAATTTTATTTTTAGAGGTTTATAAACATCATGTATAATCAAAAATAATACATTAATATCCACCGTTCCACACCCCCATCCTAATACTCATGTCTCAGCGCCTTACCAACGGGAAATCTCGGCTTACCTTCCTCCGTCAGTTCCTGATATACAACTGTCAAGTTCTTACCGATATATGATGCCCCATCGTTGAACCAATCACGTCGTTGTTCCATAGTACCGCGAGGCCTGACAGAGAACTCATTGCCATCGGCTGTTTCACACACCCAAATCACCGCACCCGCATCACGTCCTTCACCTTGCGTGAAATCGATGATACGATACTCATCCTCTAAGAATTCCTTGTATTTCTGAAGGTCATTACTGCGGAAATTCGTACGATAGACACCAGCCGCGTTTCGCAACATGATGCCTTCATACCCCGCTTCAACAAACTCCGCAAACAACTGCCGAAACTCGGAAAGTACCGCCACTTGCTCAGTGCGGACCAAGACAACTACCGCCGCAGCCTCCGTATCGCTTCGCAACATCCGACCCGACGCTGAAAGTGTATCGTTTGCGACACACCCACAACGTCGAACCGCGGCGGCGAGGACGCCTATTCTCTCGGAGTATGGCATATCATGCCGCGCATAGTCATAGATATCATAGACGTGATACTTTACCTTTTTGAGTCGAGCGACGTCTGATTCGGTGATTTTCTTCTTCTTGATGAGTCCCGCGAGTTCTTCAAACGGCATTTGGTCAGTGTATAATTCGCCGTCGATGACGATATTCGGGTGTTGCGAGAGATAGGGGCGAAGCGCCGCGGCGATGTGTGGGAGTCCGGTAAAGAACGCACCGGTGCGCGATTGAAGAACGACCGATGTCGCGTCGTTGGCAGCGGCATCGTTGGCGGTGCGTGTCACATACGATACACAACGCAATCCATCCAATTTAGGCTGAACGAAACAGGGGAATTTGATGACTTTCTTCTTTTTAGTGCTGGCCGCAAGGTCGGTAGTGGGGTCGAACGTCTGGGCGAGCATCGGGAGGAATGGACCCGCAGGGATGGCATGTTCGCCGCCGCCGCCGGCGCCTTCATCCGCGTCATAGTCGTTGCCAGAAATATCGCCGTAGCCTTCACCACAATCCGCTGGCTTTGTCTCCGTATATGCCTCCTTCTCCTTCTTGTCGGTCCATTTGCGGCGCGTCTCTGAAATACACTGCTCGAGAGGCGTTGTCTCGTTGGAACGACCGATATTTTTACCGGCATCACAATCACGATACGCCACCTGCTGCTTTCCATTGATATATCCATGAGTAGTCCTTGATGTAACTGCGCCAGTATCCGAATTCACGAGGACGGCCGTGGCCCATACTTTGATTTTTCCGTTTTTGTCCTGTGCGTATAGTTTTGGAAATGAATGTTCGAGAGAGTAGCCACTGTAATCCATGAATGCGAGAGATTGAATCCGATGGATGACGTACTTATCTAGAACATACGCGAATTATGAATTCAATTTTATCACACGAACAACATATTTATTTTATAGTTATAGATTATAAGCATAAAATGAGTTCCCACCCCCCCACCCCATATAAAGAAGTTTCTGAATCGGCATACTCGATGCCCGGATTTAAACGATTAAACGAAGGCGACACATGCGATATTGTTGAAATAAATGGAGACAATCGTAAATTGAAACATAAAGATTTTAGTACCTTCTCTCAAGGTCCATTCATTAATGTGACATTTAAATCATATGGCGATACCGTGTCAAGCAGCCACGGCAGCACACCAAGAGCGATAGTTATAAGAGACGGCAAAGAAATAACACAAGAAGACATCGACAGAATAGCATCTTTCTTTTTTGTTGTCAAAGGTGGTAAAACCGCCACATTCTCCGGCGGCCGCAAATCCCGCCGCCGTAAGTCCAATAAAAATAAACGAACTCGCCGCAAATCCGTAAAAAAACACCACCACCACCGCCGAAAATAAACACACACACGAATCATAATGACACAAAATGCGTCATCATTATTCATTTCATTCCGCTACGCTACCGCTCGCGATTCCATTCCGCTACGCTGCCGCTCGCGATTCCATTCCGCCACTCTACCGCTCGCGATTCCATTTCATTCCATTTCATTACATTTCATTACATTCCATTACATTCCATTACATTTCATTACATTCCATTACATTCCATTACATTTCATTCCGCCATTTCATTCCGCCATTTCATTCCGCCATTTCATTCCGCCATTTCATTCCGCCATTCCATTCAATCATCCTCAAAACAAGCGGGGTCTATTTTAGAAACAATAAACCGCAACATCTTATTATCCTTCATCAATTTATTATTCTTCTGAATGAGCGAGAGAATCAAATACGTCATCTTCTCAATTGTGATTTCATTCTGCTCCTCTGGACTGACCTCCTCTGGCGGTGTCTCTATAATCGAAATGGTCCGCGTCGGGTGATTATACACGGTAGTCCCATTTTCATTTACTGATGTGCTAATTCCGGTAATACTAGTACAACCAGGCGCGGGTTCATCACTCGTCACAATAATCCGACCTTTACAAAACTCATTCGCCGTAGCAGTAACCGCGCGAATAATCTCCTCTGTCTCCTCCGAACGTTTAATGTATTTGATATAAAATGACGCATTATGCTCTTCGTTTCCAACATTCGACGTATTGTTTGTTACAACCGTTGTTGTGGCACTAGCCCCGCCCCCTTCGGCATCCGTGCGCTCGACGATATTCCAGCCTTTGTGGACTGGCGCAGCCGCAGCAGCAGCAGCCGCCGAAGCCGAAGCCGCCTTTTGCGCCTCAATGAGTGTATTCAACCGCGCCTGATTTTGTTTTTGAAGATTTTCAAGGTCGGCTTGGGTATATTTCGTTTTCGGCGCCGCCGCTGCGCCACCGCCACCTCCACCCCCCGCCGCCGACGCTGCGCCACCTCCACCCCCCGCACCACACCGTTCTTTATGATTATTCAATCCGCCCTGAAATTTGTATGTTTTCCCACACGCACTACACTCAAACATGATGAAATGCCGATTGTATATAATTATATTCAATTCATTCTATATTCATTTTTACCGCCGAATCAGTGGCCGACGAAAGCCGCGACACTAACACCTGTATGGTTAGCTGTTGTTGTTGTAACAACGTCATCATCTCGCGGTTCTGACGCAATAATTCCGAGAAATCACTGGCGCTTACAACCGGCGCGGGCACAGAAGGTGTATCCTTTTCGACACACTTCACCACATGCGCACGATACCGCGTCTCCTGCTTATACACCTTGTCGCAATATTCGCAAATATACTCGGGTTCTTTTGCGCATTCGACGCACATCAAAAACACGATTAAGGCCAAAAATGCGAGAACATCGCCGTCGTCATCGCCGGTCGTATCGACGCTATTTTCCATACCAACGCATTCTTACATCATATAACGCGGATTATTCTTATGTCATTTATCACCACCGGATACGACATAAAAATATATCACGAGAGAATATAATTACATGATGGAGAACCCATATCGCATTCATTCATCCATCGGGTTCGGATTTTTACAATTATTATTTATTACATCAATTGCTTATCCGACACCGCCGCCGCCAGTATATCATAATATCGCATTAACGCGGTTGATGGGTACCGTATATTTTACGATTTTTAAAGACAAGCCGTTTTATCTGAAGCTGGAATGCGTTACAATTCTGCTTGACGTAATTTGCGATACATTATATATTCAGTATATCATTCGGGATTATACATATATATTCGGCATTGTAGATATATTCACGAATATCCTTTTTTGCGTGTTTATAGTATTGTCGATTAAAAATGGCGAGACACAAACCGCAAAAATCTTCGAAAAAATAGAAGATATTCGAATAACGTGCGTAAGTTGTTGTTTCGGGTGGAAGCGTCCAGAAACGCCGCAAGCACCGCCGCAAGCACCGCCGCAAGCACCGCCACCGCAGCAACCGACGCCGCCGCCGCAGCAACCACGCAATATTCCCCATTTATACAAATCTGTCGCCAGCAATGAACACGCCGCCAATGACGAAACAACGCCGGTTTATACATTTGGTGGCCGTCAAGCATTCAAACCAAGCTTCTATAATTCATCGTGGGGGCACGAATACATTCAAGCAAAAGTCGATCGCGAATTCGATAGAATAGACCGAACTGATACAGGACTCGGAGAGATTGGCATGATTTCAAGTTCAGATGGTAATACGCAGTATATTCGGTTCGATGACCCTGAATATGGGGTCGGTAGCCACTCAACCAGAGATATTGGCATAAATCATTACGCGAATTTGTTCGTATCGCCGTATTTTTCGAGAGATGGAACGCCGATAACATCATTCTCGGGTTGTTCGAAAATAGACGGGGTGGGTATTTGTTTATTCATATATAACCTAATCCAGTTCATATATCAATTGATGATGTATTCTAGTATTATTGAAAGTTGTCGCCAACATAATGCGGCGCCGGTAATAAATACCACCGACGCGGCCGCGGCATTTCAAATGGAACGATGGCTATGCTAATGTCATGGAATGGAATGGAATGTCATGGAATGACACATTGGCATCAATACACCAACGACTTATACTTGTAAAACAGGTAAGCCGAGAGAGCAAAGAGCGTCCCGCCCCAAGTCGTATCAATGACGGCAGTCATCGGACTCCAATTGCGCAATATCGCGAGAGTCGTCGTTTCATAAACACCATAAACAAGAATACCGAGGAAGAATGCCGCGCGCACACCATCACCGATACGCATGGTTTGAATTGCCGACGCAGCAGAAGTCGCATTCGGAACGATAATATGGCGAAGAACAAAGTAATACAATCCAAGGACGATAAGGAGATAACATACCGCCGCACTTGGTATATTTACTTTTATTGCGGTCCCTTGGACTAACATCACTTGCCGCGCAAAGATATCCTTCGAGAGGTATAAAAACACCGAATCAAGTGCCAATATGATTACGGCGACTGCGATTAAATCTGTGAGAGACATGCTAGCTATATATTATAGTATTATTTATTCGAGGAGGGCACGGCATCGTCGCCACCGCCACCGCCGCGATGATCCATAAAATAATCAACAAGAAACGTCTTATCCAACAAATCATCTAAATACTGATACTTATCTGAATATGTTTTATCCTCATGATGTTCATGTGGGTTCGAATGTTCTACCGAAGAATCCAATATCGCAAATTTCATTATGTATGTATTATATATATTATGGCACGAAAAACGATAAAGAAACCAAACAAACGACTCAGTGGCAAGACCCGCCGCCGTAGGCGCGATACACCTGCCGCACCCGCCGTTGAAAGCCACCGATTCGTTTCGAGTATAACATTTGACGGAAATAAGATAGTAACAAAGTCGCAAAAAGACAACGAGCCAGTGAAAGAAGAAATATATACGATGAAGCAGTTAGAACAAGAGCTGCCAATCGGAAAAGAACTCATCGATATACATTTAGATGGAAAGATGCCGCGGGGGATTCAAGAACACCACCGCAATAAGCATAAAACACCGATGTTTCGCAATGTATTAGTACATCCAGCTGATTTAGGATTATTGGCTCCAAAGGTTGATGTAAGCATACCTGATAAACACCGCAGCCGCAGCCGCAGCCGACGACATCGACATCGACATGAACGACCGAGAGATGATAATCTGCGTTTGATGGTCGACGCCGATGCCGACGCCGCGTATGGTATCCAACATCAACGACCGCGTAATCTATTTGATTTACCGTAAAGTATGCGTTGTATTCATACGTTTTTATTTTTGATACTTATTATATATCACGAAGCGTCGTATATAATAATACCTAAGAATGTCTAATAATAATTGGAAAAGGATTGGCGGGTTTTCTCGCACCGGAACCCAAAATTATGTTAGAACGAATGACGCAGCGATGGGCGGGACGACATTTGGGTCAACGGATGTTTCAAATAATACGGGAAATCTAACACAAAGAATCGGAAATAACGCCGGTGTCATATTTATCAATGGCGATATTGACATGTCAGGAGGTTCAGGGGTAGCAGCACCGATTAACCGTATTAAAAATGTGCGCGACCCTAGTAATAACCAAGATGTCGCCACCAAATATTATGTTGACAGGATAGTCAATTCGATGCTTAATCTAACCCAAAATATAGGTCCTACTGGACCCGATGGACCGCCGGGTATCGGTTATTCAGGAAACAATGGATCGGATGGTTCAACTGGACCTACGGGTGTTACCGGCGCAGCAGGACCACCAGGTGATGTGAGGGGAGTGTTAGGACCCACTGGCGCGAATGGAGCAAGAGGCGCAACTGGTGCTAATGGCGTAGCAGGTGCTACAGGACCGATTGGATTTGTCGGCGCAACAGGAGCAAAAGGAGACCAAGGCACACAAGGAATACAAGGGTCAAATGGTACGATTTTATGGCTGAATCCCGACGGTGATTCCAAGACAAACGAACTAATCGTAGATTCATACCTATTGTCGCCATTTCCGATTCAAAGCTCGATGAAGACAATTGGCCCGATTTCAGTAAGTGCGACATACGGTAATACGAATAAAATGATTCCCGCATCACGTTTCTGGAATAATGCGCCAACATTATCATCATTAGCCGTGATTCCAAGTGGTGTATGGTCTGTAAATTTATATGCGGCTGTTCCTTCTAACTCCGATGCCAACCAAGTATCGATATATGCCGCCGTATTCATGATTACCGGAACAGAGAGCCAGCCATCACCCGACAGTTTGATTATTGAAACCAAGGAAGGAGGCGATGCTGGATATTACCCGCCACGCGCAGCATATCTTCCGGACCACGTGAAATATATTGGTCGTAGCTGGGAAACATCTAGCACCCCTGCCAATGCGTCCAACACACTGACAAATAATACCACCGGCGTAATTGTAACGAGCACCGCGAAGAATTTATACAAAATACAAATGCCGGTGGATTTCGTCATACTAAAAGATGCCGCCGGAAATGCCGAGAATGTATATCTTCAATTACAAATCTATGTTAAAAACACCAAAACCGCCAACCAGAACGCGAATGTGTTATTGTATTATCAAACGAATCCAGCGACTACTGAGACAACCTACTCCTATTTACAAACAACATTCGGTGCGGTGGGCAGCCGAGGAGTCAATGGGGTAGCGGGTTCTGTAGGACCAACCGGAAGTACTGGGAATAATGGTTTGGCAGGCCCAATAGGTTCTACAGGTTCAGCAGGCCCAACCGGACCCATCGGAGCAAGAGGCCCAACTGGACCACAAGGTGCGACCGGCCCAACTGGACCTGCCGGACAATCCAACTCATTCGGAGTACAAAACGCGGTCCAATATAGGTCAAATGCGGCGCCACTTGGGGCGAACGATCCGAATGGCAGTTTCGGCGGAAGTGCGAATTTTCGGTTCGTCCCTGGACCGGTAGGATTTACGACCAACGCATCCGACGCATCGATGGGAACCGTCGTAATAAATGACCTCGCGTGTAATTCGATCCATTCATCATTTTATATCGAAAACCCGTCAATCACCGGCACGGATACACGCCCGCGAACCTTCGTGAGAGGCGGCGGCTACAAACTCGGTGATAACAGCAATTACATTGTACTTGCTTCCGGCAAAAATACAATAGATGGGGGGGCAACGAATTCGCCGGCGACACCTGCCGACATCACACACGGCATTAAATTAACCCACAATATAGACGGAAGTCCGGCGACCGCGACAATCAATCTTCATGAGGGAAGTAAAACGGGGCAAGTTGCCATGAAGTTTGACCTCACAAATGGAAATATCACCGCCGCAGATGATAAATTTTGCGTATTGAATTCAAGCGGAAGAGTGGGGGTTGGCGGAATTACACCAAGCGAGATGACTGTCGCAGGAGCAAGCGGGCTAAATCGCGCACTTCATGTAAGCGGAAATGTAATGGTAGGAACACACCCAGTCGGAACTCCATCACTGGTCGCATCGTCCGCAATGATTATGTTGAATCAACCTACATCCGCTCCCACGGCGAAAGATTACCCCGGATTGTATCATCGCGGTGTTCTTAGCACCACCGCATCTACACTCGGACTACAAGACTCGTCGGGCGGATTAGGTATAACCGCGCCAAACTTCATCACATTTCAGACAGGGATTGGCGCAACACAAAGCAACTCGATTGTGATAAACAGCGCGGGCGACGTTTCGGTGATTGGACGAACGAATTTGAACGGACGAGTTGGGGTTGGACTTAATTTTAACGATACGACGACGCGTAATGGGGTTCAGTCTATTCTAGATATAAGCGGTACGACGCATATGAGCAGTAGTGCGACTAGCTACGGAGATAACCCGCGAATTAAAGTAATATCAAACGCAATTAATCGCACAGCGGATATTCCAAACTTTTCCCAGTCGGCGAATGAAATCAGAGGGATGAATACAATTGAGAATTCTGGATTTCTTCGTTTGACGGCACAAACATCCGCCAACAGTTGTATCGACCTCATTGGAGCGAATGAACATCCCAACGGGATTAAATATAATAATTCAGTTAGAATTGCGACAGGCGGCGTCGAACGCATGATTATTGATGGAAGTGGGAATGTCGGTGTGGGGGCGAACGCGCTAGTGGCGGGGATTCGATTAGACATCGCGGGGGGTGCTGCGCGCGTGAATTCGGGCGCGACGACAAGCACCGCACTGACGACAACGGGGCGCGTGGGGATTAACAATGCGGCGCCGACCGTTCCACTCGATGTAGCGGGTGCTGCCAGTATAACAGGAGGTTTGAATATGAATTCTTCACTTATTACCAACCTCCTTACCCCCACGGCCAACGATCACGCTGCTAATAAGGGGTATGTTGACACCAATTTAACCAGTGGTAGTATAGTTAATAATCCTACGGTTGCTGATGCTGGGAATGCGAATACTGATTACCGTGTGTTATTCACAACGGCAACTTCTGGAAGAGCTACACTTAATAATGACGCGGGGTTGACATATAACGCAAACACGAATACGCTCACTGCTACAACTTTTAGTGGGAGTTTGAGTGGGAATGCGTCGACTGCGGGGAGTGCGACGACTGCGGGGAGTGCGACGAGTGCGACGACTGCGGTGTATGCTGAAAGATCTACAAGTAACAAATTCACTATAAACGGTGGTTCAGGTTATACCAACGATATACCAGCAGATACTATGCTATATATGAAAGACCATTTCGGGTCGAATGGACCGTTAATTCGAATGACGTCTTCGGGCGGCCATCATCTTCTTATAGGCCAAGTAGCCGGAACCGCAGATTCTTATTTATTTAACGTAAATAGTGGTTATATGCGTTTCGGAACAAATAATGTTGAACGACTGATGATTACAGGTGATGGTAATATTGGAATTGGGACGGGGTCGCCATCTTGTCCGTTAGATGTGTATGGTTCTAGCCCCTATGTCGCACCAGCAACTCCCTACATCTATTTGTTTGATGGGGCTGGGCCCGTCCCTCGTTATGGCAACTCCTTTACATATTCAATCAGTATTAGATCTAGAAAATCTATTCGTTGCAGTGACGCAATTATATTTGATAGTGACAAACGTATCAAAAAAAATATCAAGGATATTGATGGCAATACCGCGTTATCACAAATTAGACAAATCCGACCAAAAATATACAATTATATTGATTATACAACAAAGGGAAATGGTAATGTATATGGTTTTATCGCGCAGGATGTAAAAGATGTTATTTTACATTCAACAATGTGTAACAAAGACTATATACCTAATTTTTATTCTATGGGAACGATATCAATACTAGACGCAAGCAATAATATATACGAAATAACATCGGAAAATGATTTGTCGTTTGAAAAGGTGATGGATGATAGCGGTAACGAAGTAATATTTCATAAGGTTAAGATTTACGGTTATGATAACACTGAATATATTTGCTCTGTAATACAAGTGAATAACACGAAAAATATACGGGTAAAAATAGAAAAGGAATATAAATTTTCCAATAAACAAGAAGAATACAATAAAGTATTTATCTACGGACAAGAAATCAATGACTTTCATATTCTTGAAAAGAACGCCATTTGGACTGTCGCCACCGCCGCCCTCCAAGAAGTTGACCGCCAGCAACAGGCGGATAAAGCGCGGATTGTGGAGTTGGAAGCCACCGTCGCCACCCAACAATCTCTCATCAACGACATTCTGGAGAGATTGAAAACGTTGGAAAATGCGTGAATATAATAAAGTGTTACGAAATACGCATAATGAAGGCGAGGACGTAGAAGGGGGGCATATTTTCGTGGGGATTACCAGAACCTTTGTTGGTCTCGGATACGGTGATAGTGTGGTTGTGTTTTGTGCCTTCAGAGTCCGCCGCAGTACCAGTAACCGTTACAGATCCTGCGGGGATTGTACCATTGTAAGCATACTGTGTAAGTATTGATATAGCCTGTCCGGTGTAAAACAACGTTTGACTATCGTATTTATTAATACTCACATTTCCACTTGCGCTAACACTATGTGTATGTCCTCCATCCATCGTAGTACCACTAACCCCACCTGTTCTTGCCGACACATCGTGTTTGTGCTGCGGCATCTGCGCCTCCGTCAAAGTAACCGTCTCCGCACCACCCGTCGCATTCACGTTACGTGTGCTTAATCCACCTGCCAGCGGAATACCACCATTCGCACTCGTTGGACTAGTGCTACTCAACACAAATCTTCCTCTCAAATCCGGCGTCACTATACTATTATATGTCGACCCATCACACAACTTCCAGTTGCTCGGAAGTGACGTTCCGGTTGTCCCACTCCACATAATAATCCCGCCGATTGGAATTGATGTGTCAACATACCCCTTATTAGCAGCGTGATCGTTGGCCGTGGGGGTAAGGAGGTTGGTAATAAGTGAAGAATTCATATTCAAACCTCCTGTTATACTGGCCACCCACCCGAACGTGGGGGTCCGCCCCCCAACGGCGGTATACTGTTCGGGTCCGCCGTAAATATTGACGCACACGCCAGCGGGCGCTCCTACCTCCGTGGGAGGACCGTCGGTAAAAATAGACGGCGGATTTACCCGAGGTCGCGACTATTCATGTCGCAATTTTTGCTCCAATTTTGGACAACGCGCGAGGGCGGCGAATCAAAAAATATAAAGCTATATAAATCATTATTTATTAAACTGCGATAAAATGTCAATACGTGAAATTAAAGACAGTATTTACATCATAGAAGATTTATTACTTCCCGAGCCGAGTAAGTGTGACGAAATCGTTACGTTCATAAAGGAAAATAATACATTACATCAGTATATTGAAGTGAGTCCGGTAAAAAAAAATAACGTAGAATGTTCTTTTATTATGATAAACGATAATACTGATAATGAATACCTTGCTACATTAGATAAATATATCAAAAATAAAATAGGAGACATCATACAATTAATTGTTAACAAAAACCCGTTTTTTCCGCATAACGTTTTTGATAATGGATATACACTACGCCAAATTCACGGAGGAACCGTTATACATATTGATGGAATACTTGAGAATTCTAATTCTAATTCGTCCGGTAAACCGCGTTTATTAAGTATAATAATCAACTTAAATGATGATTACGAAGGCGGAGAATTTCATTTTCCCAAACAAGATGTAAAAATAAAACTAAAAAAAGGAGAAGCGATATGTTTTCCGCCGTATTGGACGCACCCACATGAAGTGTCGTCAGTATCATTTGGCGAATATAGATATACTATAAATACGTGGATACTACAATAGGGGGGGGGTCCTCCCCCCAACGGCGGTATGCTATTCGAGTCCGCCGTCAATATCAACCGACGGTAAAAATAGACGGCGGATTTACTCGGGCATCCCTCCCCCATAATAACCATACCTCACCCCCACCCCGCGCAACCAATGCGGGTTTCAGGGGTGCGCCCCTGGAGTACAACCGTCGTTGGGGGGCGGACCCCCCCCCCTTCTTCAAAGCCGCCACGCCTTCATATCCTTCCACAATTTCGCCCGCACCCTCGACAATATCGCCTCATCCGACAAAGCGCCCCCCATCATCTTATCCGCATACTTGTTATAAAGCGTAGCGAAATCCTCCGATAATGGGGCTCCACCCACCATGGTCGCCTCCTCGTCATCATCCTCATCCGTCTCCACCGCCGCCGCCACCGCCACCGACGGCACCGAATACATCCCATCACACGACATCATCGCCGGCGGCTGCGCAGAAGACATCATCTGTTTATACGACGACGCCGCCTTCTGCCTTTGTTTCGTCATCTGATTCTGCGCCTCCCAATTCCGGTCCTGCCATTTCTTGAACTCTTTAAACAATAATTTATGAAATGTACGTACGAGCAACTGAAACTCGCATGCCTCCATCGCGCGCCATTTTCGAACCGGTGTTGGGGGGTCTGTGGCGATTGCGGCGGGGGGGTCGGCGCCCACTCGAAATGCGGTGTCGAAAATGTAGAACGCGCCCTGTTTTATATCCGCCAGTTTGAAGGGGCAGAGGTGGGACCTCCCCGATTCCGCGGTATATTCGGCCAAGACGCGGAGGATAGCGGCGGTGATACCGGCGACGAGGTCTTCGTTGAAAACCACATTCAAATCCGTCTCGACGGCGGTGGTCGATGAGAGCCATTCTGTGAATCCGGAGCGCAATTCTGTGAGGTCGGGGTGTTCGGCGTCTTCGTCATTTAGTATGACCTCCATATTCTGGCGTTTCTGGCGACCAATAGATGTGAAGTCTAGACCAGCCGCGGCACCGCCGCTCCCCGCCCCCGCCGTCGCGCTCCCACCGCCACCCATCCGCCGCCCGACCATTTTCGCCCACTGTTTCATTACATCCAATTCGTCCTTCACCTTATTATATTTCGCCGCGAGTTCCTGAATCAAGATAAACATTTCGCGCGGGGTAGGCATCAAGGGGTCGTCGGCTGCGCCGGTGACTAGGTGTGTCGCATTCGATACACTGGCAGCGCCGCCGCCACCACCCCCGCGCCGTATATCCGCCAATGTTCGGCAAAATAACGCGTGACGGTCCATCGTTGTTTTATTAGGGAAATCAGCACGACAGTTGTCGCATACATATTTACCGCTGCTGCCATCGTCGTCGTTATTATCAGCGTCACACATAACAAGAGTCATTCGTTTCATCGCTTGATTTTAATAATTATGTTTCAATTTATAATCTTACAAATTTTCAATTTATAACTTTATAATCTTATAGTATTATAGTATTATATATATTTTCACGAACAGAACAGAACATGCCGCAATTATTCCCAAACTGCCCTAGTTGTAAATTTCAAGTCCCACTTAAAGAGCGTAATATCAATACAACCATTCCATCGAGCAATATCACTCCGGCAGCGGTTGCTACGCAGCAAAGAATATGGAATACCGTTCGCGTCCCTGCGAGCGAATACACGATGAACCGCGCGGCATTACATGTATATACCGCACCCACACTAGCCATCGGCGTGAATTGGAACCAATATAGCGACCGCGCCGTCGCAGGTATCGTTCATTCGAATGTTCCGTCGCATGGAAGTTCGACGCATCATAGTCTTACACGGTGCCGCCCTGGTTCTACCTCCGCACCAGGCGCAGGCGTTGATGTAAAGCACGGTTCTTATGACCGGTATTTAGCCCGTTTGAAGGGGCGGTCGGCGCTTCGCACGCAAGCACCGGCAAAGGCGGCGGCGAAGCCTCTCGAAGGAAATAAAACACAAAGGTACGGGATTGCGTATTATAATAAGTGTCTGTGCTAACGGAGCGTACGGAGTCACGGAGCGTACGAAGTCACGAAGTCGCGAAGTCGCGAAGTCACGGAGCGCACGGAGCGTACGTATTCAATTACTAATAGTCCTTATAGAATTGAAACAAATATATCGCTTTCCCAGCACATCACACACAGAATGAAACAACTACTGATTATTTCATGCTTATTACTTACATCAATCACGGTCATGGCCGCCACCGCCGACGCTTCGAAGTCGTGGTTCCGAGAGAAATACATTGAATATCTCCGCGCCGAATACTATGATTATTATATGTCACAGCAGAATCAAATAGCCGTCGCCGACGGCGTAGTAGACATCGGCCGCAACAAACGGGAGATATGCCCTGAATTTCACAAAACCTCGACATTATTCGCGATAACGGGACGACGCCAACCAGCAGCCCTAAAAAATATACCACGAACGTGTTCGTTGTCGATATACGCAACAGCACCCAAGCCAGCCAAATATACCGACTATCTACAACCCGAAGAATACTACCCTCGATTTATAAAGTTTGCGGTTGAGGATGTCATCGAACCTCTAGGCGATTTCATGTGCGATGTATTCGAAGTATTTATGATAATTTCATCGTTTATACTTGCGACTCTATCTTCAATATTCATGATTATACTGATTTTCGGCCAATACTAAACAGCAGAGCAAGCAGAGCAATAAAAAATAACACGATTATATACATAATAATGCGAAACACGCTTTTTTATACCACGATGACAAATCATCGACCGCTGACTCGTACGGTGGTGCGCACAGAACCCGCCGCCGAACCACGACAGTTCCGCGCGACAGCTGCGAGAGATCCGAGTGACACGAACCCTACCCAGAACCAGAATCCGAACGTCCCACCACAACCAGCATTACGCGACTTTCTCGCACGTTCTACCCAACCTATTTTTTCCGTTTCAGCGATGTTTCGGATGAGGGCGGGTGGAGGTTGCGGGTCGTGCGGGCATTAGGGGGGGGCGTTGCGCCGCCAACCACGCTGCTCGGCGCCCTCCACTCGCGCGGGGCGCTCGTTCTGGGGCCTCGCTCGGCCGACCCTTGTCGTCGCAATATTATATTCCAGTCATTTATTTATGCTCTCATTACAGTCACATAAATAATTATCACACAAACCAAGGGTCGCCGACGGGGGGCGTTGCGCCGCCAACCACGCTGCTCGGCGCCCTCCACTCGCGCGGGGCGCTCGTTCTGGGGCCTCGCTGGGCCGACCCCTTGTCGTCGCAATATTATATTCCAGTCAATTATTTATGCTCTCATTACAGTCACATAAATAATTATCACACAAACCAAGGGTCGCCGACGGGGGGCGTTGCGCCGCCAACCACGCTGCTCGGCACCCTCCACTCGCGCGGGGCGCTCGTTCTGGGGCCTCGCTCGGCCGACCCTTGTCGGCGCAATAATATATTCCAGTCAATTATTTATGCTCTCATTACAGTCACATAAATAATTATCACACAAACCAAGGGTCGCCGACGGGGGCGCAGCCCCCCCCCCCCCCCCCCCTCCCCCCCCCCCCCCCCCCCCCCC